AGAGCGAGCGTCCTCGAAGATGGTCTCGACCTGGGCGTGAGTCAGGACGGGGAGCTCCTCGGTGGTAGCGGAGCCCTCAAACACGTTCTTGTGAGCCATAGTATCCTCAGTTGTGTCGGAATGGGCGGTGTCCTCGGCCTCTTCGGTCTCAGACTCCTCCGCCTCTTCATCTACGGAATCGACGAGCTGTCCGACGATGGCATAGACCGCCGTCTTCTGCTCCTCTGTCATCCCTTCGAAGATCTCCCCGAGCGTGGGGTCGTCCTCGTCGCCCTCAGCCTCATCGGCCTCCGGCTCCTCCTCAGCGTGCTCGACGTCGTCCGTCTCCTCCGCCTCGAAGTCCTCATCCTCGTCCTCAAAGTCATCGCCGTGAGAAACGAAGTCCAGCTGCTCATCCGTGTAGATGACAGCCTCGATCTCATCGCCGTTGTCGCCATGCTCGATGGAGACCTGGTCGATGAGGGCACCCGGGTTGGCGCCGCGGAGCACCAGGCTCACCTCGACGAGCTCGCCGTGGACAACGTCGTTGCCACGAGCCCGAACATGGGTGGCGTAGATACTCATCGCCTTGATGTCGCCGTTCTTGACCATCTCTCGAGCGGTCCGGCCACGATCGGTATTGTTGAGGTGGGCGTAGGCGTAGACGCCATCCTCACGAACCTCAAGGTCGGCATGCCCGAGGACGTTCTCGACGTCGCCGTGCTTGTGCTGCCAGACCAGAGGTACAGTCTTCCCGTCGTACGCCGCGAAAGCCCCGTGTCGGATTACCTTGTTATCCGAGCACCGAACATCGTTCTTCGTGGCGTAGCCAGAGAAATCGCACTTAACTGCCATTTTGACTACTCTCCATCAGTTCGGAAATTGGTACCTCCGATGCAGGGACTTCGTCGACCGGCTCTTCGCCAGGCGGCTGTTCCTCGCCCATCGGATTGATGTTGGAGTTCACCAACTGGTTTGCCGTCTCGTCTTCGGATTGGGCCCAGCCGAACTTCGGACGAAGCTCATTGGCGGTACCAATCTCGTTGCGCTTGACGGAGTCGACCAGCTTGGACATCTCCTCCAGCGGGACGTTGAGGAACGGATCCTCGATCGCCATGATCCGCTGTCTCTGCGTTCGGGCAGTCTTTGTGAGGAAAGTCCTGGTGATGGCATCCGTGATCGCCTTCAGAACTGGACGAACCGTTCGGTTCTGGTAGTTCAGCATCTGTCGAGCATCAGCCTTGCCGGTGAAGACATCCTCAGTCATTCCGAGCTGGTTGTACAGCTGGGTGGTGAGCCACTGAATCTGGCTCATGAGGTTGTTCTCGGAAGGTCGGTTCAGCTGAGTGATTCGCTCTGCACCATCGGTGTAAGCGATACCGTACTGCGACCCAGCGAGCTGTTCCTCGATTGCCTTTCGTCGGGCTTCAGCCTGCTGCTTCTTCAGCTCAGTCTTGACGACGTATGGGAGCTGAATGATGATGTCCAGCTTACCGGATCCAGACTGCTTATCGATGGCATCCAACAGGTGGAGCTTCTGCGTCAGTCGCTGCAGCGTAGAGTTCGGAGCATTCATCACACTGTACAGAGGGTTCTGTACAACAGCGACAAACTCCTTCTCAAGAGTCAGCTGTTCTCGCTGTCCAGTCTGGTCATTGTAAACCTCAACTCGAACGTGGCGAGGATACCAGTTCAGGATTGTGCCGACTCGCATAGACTTGATGTCGTAGCCCTGAGTTAGGTCTGGGCTTACATCGGTATCTACAGGAACGATCGCTACAGCGCCCTCCTCGAAGAGCGTAAGTACCAAATCCTGGAAGAATCCCTGGCCGGTCTGGTCGATGTTGGCGCTCAGAGACAGACAGTCGTCAAGGTAGCTACGGTAGTAGCTCTTTAGGTTGCCATTATCGTCAGTCTTGACGTGTCGAATAGGAACATTCGATACATCGATAGCAATCTGGTTATAGATGCTCGTGACAATTGTCTGGTCGCCAACGACAGGACGGTAATTCAGGTTTGGATTACCGAATGTCCACGAACCGTACTCCGGTGTGAAGTTCTTCTTGTCCGGGGATTTTGAAAACGCATTCCATGCGTGAGCTAGTCGATCACTAAGACCCATTTCACCTCCTCGCTCATTCGAATGCCTCCTTGTTGATCTTGTATGCCACGAAGGCATCCATCAGAGCAGCCACTGAGTCGATCTTCTCTTCCGAGCGTTTCTTCAGTAGCTTCCGGTTTCCGTTGGTATCCTCGAGAGTCACGCAGTTCCCCATGGTGAAGGACATGAGTTCCTGGTCGAAGATGAGAAGTCGCTCCGAGGCCAGCTTCTTCAGCTCCCCGAGTGGGACTGATTCAGTTCTAGCGCCCTGGATTACCTTCTCGATACCGTACGGTCCGTTCTCCTGCTCCCACCTGGTTACGAACTCCTTGGCATTGTATGGGTCAAACCCAAACGCCGAAACGTCGTACTTCTGTTCGTCGATGTACTGGTCTAAATCTTCATAGACCTCCATCATATCCAGGACGGTACCCTCCATGACTCGGAGGCTTCCTTCTTGGATGAACTCGTCATACTTCTGGCGTAGAGCGCCCGGCAACTTCATAAGCGTCAGCTCAGAGATGTATGCCAGGGTCTTCACACCAAAAGCCTGATTCCTGAGTGGGAATAGGAAGGTGAACGCACAGAAGTCATCGCCCTGGGACAAGTCGGCGCCCATAGCGCACTGCATGTTCCAGAATGTGTTCTTCCTGTGCGGGATCGTCTCCTCGTAGGTGAAGAAGTACGTGTATCCCTCCATGGGGATCCCGAACCTCTTGGCGAGGATGTCGTTTCGAGCGGCAGGGGCTTGTTCCATTCGCTCGACGTCCTGCTGGTAGCGGTCGTAGCTTACAGTGATTCCAATATTGGGCTGCGCTTTGACCCACATAGCAGGATCTGCTACTTCCTTGATGTCGTCAAGGCGGTAGTAGAAAATTGAGATGTGAGGGGCGACGTATTCGCCCTTCAGTATTTTGAGCAACTCCATCTTCATGGTGTCGCCCACAGCATTGCGGATTGTTCCCTCGGATGAGACGGCCAGAATGACCGGGTCATCGATCTTTGAGGCGCCCTGTTCGAGAGCGCCGACGACGTCCTCACGGATGTCGCCAGAAAGCCACTCATCCACCGTACAAACCTTGGGTCGAAGACCCTGAAGCTTGTCGATGGACATGGGTCGGACCTCAAGAAGGGATCCGGTGAGGAAGTTCTCCACACCTTTCTTTGTAGCAACCAGCTTCTGGCGGTTAGCCCTCGCGCCGGTTGTATTTTGAATGGATCCCTCAGTCAGGAACTTATACAGCGGACCTCGGGCACGGGTGATAGCGGTCCGGAATGGACCCATCACCTCTTCAGCCTGCTTCATGGTCGGAGCCGTAGCGATCTGATGTGTCGTCGTAGTGTCGATCACCATGAAGTAGTTCTGGATCAGCGACATATACATTGACTTCGCCGCTCCACGAGCAACGATCAGATACTGCTTGATTGTTAGGCGCTTCTTTACTGTTTTGGTCTCGTATCGACCGCCGACTCCGTCCTCATATGGGACGAAGACCTGACGATCCTCGAAGTAGTACCAGCCAAGGAGCTGTTCGGCCCAGAGCTTGAAGCTGTCGAGTAAGTGAAGGTCGGCTCCGTCGGACAGCGTGAGCTCATTCTCGCAGTATGCGATAAAACCGTCAATAGCCTTATCATCGTAGTAGTATTCCGGGTTCGCGATTAAAGCATCAATGCGATTCATCTCGCATGAGATCTCTTCACATACCGGAATCTCTCCACGAACAACTGCGTCTCGAAACTGTCCGTAGTATTTTGGTACTGCGGTGTTCGAGAGCATTACTTAGCGGTGCTCCCGGGGTTGCGGGGATACCGCTTCTTCTTTGGGGAGGGCTTAGTCTGCTTGTATGACTTAGGCTTCTCGATCTTCTTCGGAGTCTTACTCTTTGGAAGAGCCGGACCCTTTACCTTAGTGGGTCCACCAGTCGACCGATACTCAGCCTTAGCCTCTTCCGCGACAACGGAGGCAGCCTCAGCGGCTTCCTTGGCCTTCTCTGCCGCCTTCTTAAGGGTCTCGGCCGTGGATTTACCGCCCTTCCCAGCGTCGAAGGCATTATCGAATGCAGACTTCATCAGCTTGGTCCCAGCATAGGTCCCAGCCTTCGTCAGAGAGTTCTCGAGGATCGATCGAGTGACTTCACGACCTCGAACCAGGTGGCGATCGGCCTTGAGCTCCCGATAGCGTTTCTCTTGCTCCAGCCGCTTAATTCGAGACTGAAGTTCGGAGTCGCTGATCTTCTTGTATCCGCGGTTTGCGAACTTCTTTCGGGCCTTGGCTTCTTTCTTTGCCTGGATCTTTCCGGCGACTCGCTGGTCATGGGCCTGCTTAGCCTTCTGTACCTTAGCCGCTCCAGTTCGGGCGGTCTTGATAGTCGTCTTTGTGGCATTAGCGGTGAATCGCCCGCTCTTCTGGATAGCCTTGATGGTGGCCTTCCGACCAGCGCTAGCCTTCTTGCGGATGACGCCCCATTTCTGGCCTTTTACACCGTGGTGAATGAGGTCTTCTACCTCTGCTTCCCCTCGGTCTGATAGATCAGTCGCCATGCTGCCTCCTCGATCAGCTTCTGGTAAGCCTGAACCAAGAAGGAGTTCCCCGGGGGGTCGAAGAACAGCTTAACCTTCATGGCGATGTAAGACTTGATGGCTGCCTCGTCGTTGATGTCGTCAAAGACAGTCCAAGCCGTGTCTTTCTCAATTGGGACATCGCATTTTGGCCCCAATTGTGCGAGATCCATCCGTGCAGTGTTAATGTGCATGAGGATCTGGTCGTCGAAGACATCATAACCCGGCATGATGCCGATTGCCTTCTTGGTATCTTCAAGAATGGTTCCCATTAGATCCTCCAGGGAGCTTGATCATTCGGTCGACGCTCAACAACTCGTGGTGTCAACCTCGATCGGTCTCCGAAGTGTATCGCGTTGTGGGTATTCTTGGTTGTCGTGATGAGAAACTCTGGCTCGAGGATGTCTGGATTGAATTCCTCGAGATCTTTGGGCTGAATCGGATTCATGTGGTGAATTAGCGGCATGTATCTGATGTCAAGTCCCTCGATCCCGAGGTCACAGGCTTCATCTCGAGCCAGAACAAAGTTCCTGACCTTCTTCCACTCCGTTGAGGTGTAGAATCTCTGGTTCAGGTAACGATCAAAGCCAAACGTGGCTGTACCGACTTGCCCGGTGAGAGCCAGGTAGTCAAACCGCTCCTCAAAGGTCTCGAGGCGCGCCAGTTCAGTATACGTTCGTAACATCTCCCGCTCCAGAGTATGTACGGAAGGCTTCGATGGCTTCTTTGGCAATCTTCTCGGCTTGCTCAGCGCTGACGAGCGCCGTCTTCTTCGCCTCGAGGAGTGCCGTTTCGTTCCTCAGCTTCTCTACCTCCAGCTGTTCTCTTGTGGAGGCGAGCTTGAGGTAGTGGTTCACCGTGGTTGCCGGTGCTGTACCCTCCCGAAGCTGCTTCTCGGCGAGCTCAAGCGCGAGATTGATCATCTGCGCCTCTCGTTGTTCCACAGTTCGAGCTGGTTTAGAGGGTGTTGCGGCCCTTTTACCCATAGTTGCTCCTTAGATAGAGGGCGTTTGGGGCCAATTGAGGGCTAGATTCTAGGGCCCGTTGTGAGCGAGACCAGCAGGAAGAAAGGAGCACACGAGAAACTTCCTGTGGGCCCTAGAACCTAGTCCCCAATTGGCTTTCCAAATATCCCTCCGGGGAAAATATGGAGGGGGCGGCGATGAGGGTGGGGGGCCTAAATGCGAGACCCCCCTCCCCCGGGTCGACGAAGAAATTTTTATTTTTCAATCATCGATCTCAAAAGTTTGATAGAAATTTGTTCCATCAAGATTGAGAATTCGATCAATTGCATTTTCAATTTCTTCGATTTCAAGTTCTTCACTTAACGAATCGCTTGATGTGCACAGCCTGGCCAGGAGGCCACAGGTACCGTAGCCATGAGCAGTGTCAAAAGCAAACCATTCGTCCCATGAAGTTCTTGGATCGTAAGGATTGTCCACTGTGGACAGCATCCTAGCCATAGTAGACCTCCTCAGAGAGGCCCTGTGAGAGGGTGTGTACCATGGTATGGTCAACCCTCCTCTAGAGCACGGTGTACAGAAGTTGTAGAAATTCCCAAAGCTTCAGCAATCTCAGCAGCAGTCTTACCTCTACTACTCATAGCCTTGGCTCTGGCCACCATGCTGGACGATACCTTAGGCTGGGACCTAGGTGTAGCCAGTTCCCTAACTACTGATTCATCAGCAAGTTCAAGAACCTTGTTCAGTGCAGCCTGTGATACAGCACCTTCCTGGATAGCCTGCCACTCTCGAGGAGTGATAGCGAAAGGCTTCTTACCAGCCCCCGTTCTTGAACGGGCCTCGGCTAAAGCCTGACGCCGGGCTTTCTGGAGACGCTCTTTATCATTGGCAAGAGTTGGATCAGCTTGCTTCTTCGCCCTGATTACCGCGTCAGCCAGGACCTGTGCCTGGCGTTCTCGGGGTTTATTCCGTAGGGCCTCGTTTACTTTGGCCTTGAGGGATTTAACTTCAGGGGCATAGGTCTTTGCGGCCTGGGGGTTCTTTCGAACAGAGGGGATAGCAAGCGTAGCCTTACGAGCTTCGTTAGCCATAGCCTTCAGTTCGTTAGAGTGATTGGCATAGACCGTTTCGATAGCACTCCCGTTCTTAGAAACAAGGGAGTATGCATCATGGGTCTCTGCCAACTTAGTGGACTTCTCAGTACGAAGCACAGTCTTACCATGCTTGTCCACATAAGTAGCCCCAGTCTCTTCATAGACCTTGCGGCCAGTCTTCTTGTCAATAGGCCCACCCTTTGAAGCGGACCGGGCTTTTCTTTCAGGTACCCGTTTCTCAGATGAGGCACGGCTGATAAGAGTAGAAGCCCCAGCATTTGCCTTACCCTGGTATTTCTTCTTGAGGGCGGCAATACCATTGTCGATCTCGGACTGCTTGTAGTTGAGCTTGTGCTTCTCGGCATCAATCACAACCATGGAGTGCCTAACGGCCCGGGCAATCTCAGCCTGGTTTGCACCACCGATTGTCATATCAGTGATCAGGTTTGAGACCTCACCCATCTTCATCTGCTTCTGCTTAGAAGTCATGGGTGTCATTCCGGGGTAGGCAGGATACATAACCTTGGGATCGAAATCCTTCAGGCCCTTCAGAGCAGGAGAGGTCTTCACCTTTCCGCTGTTGTTCGGAATGCAGAGAACAGAGTCTCCGTCGAAGTCTGCACCAGACAGACGTTCCGCCACCTTTGGGTGGATTCCAATTGCATCCTTAACCTTGGTCCCTATTGCTTTTCTGGCATGGGGGTTTTTATTGTTGACTGTCAGCTCAGGAATCTCGAATCGTCCACCGTGAGGGTGACGAACAAGAACAACCTTCTCCCCATGTTTGAAGTTGGGGGCGTAAACCTCCGTGGTCTTCATCTTGGGGACGGGAAGGATTACCTGACTGGCCTGCCGAGGTAGAGCTGCCGCCTTAAGGTCAACGGCATCGGAGTCAACAGAGTCGGCAAACGACTGAAGCAGCTTCTTCTTGACCGAGGGGTTCGTAAGAGCCATAATCTCTTCGAACTCTGCCCGGCGCTTGTCTCGTACCTTCTGAAGCTGCTGCCTAGCAAGGGAGACGGGCTGCTTCGAAAGGAACTGGGAGCTCAAGGTCTTAGACCAGTCACCCCAAGTACCTTCATCGTTAACGATGTTCATCGCAGAGAGCTTCTTCCGACCATTCGAATCGGTGTAGTGAAGCTGCTTGCGGATTACTGAACCGAATGGGTTCGCCGGGTCACCTGTCTGCTTCTTGAGGGCATCCAGCTTGTTCCCGGTGGGGTTCTTGTTTGTGTTGAATCGGAGATCATATCCCTTAGGGATGTCGTCCGAGTACATCGCCATACCCTTGAGGTAGTGCGTGCCGTCAACACTAATTCGAACCTGAGCATAGTTAGAAGAACCGAGGGAGAGGTCTTTGACTCCACGTCGAACCTCAATAACACCGTCCATATCAGTACCACCCTCATTTCCATAGCGGACCTTAAGTCGCTTGCTGGAAACTGCAGTGGGCTTCTCGATACCGTATACCGTATGACCCCGGTCTTCAATATTGACCCCGGGGGCTTTAATTTCGCCCCGCTTGGCTAGAACCGTCTTGTAGTCCATGCCCGGAGGCACCAGGACCTTCATTTCGGTGAATTTACCAGTCGTCTGCTGCTGGACCTTCACCTTGTGGACGTGATAGCCCTCAGCCTCAAGCATGGCAGTTGCGGTCTTCATCTTGGTGCTTGTAACACCCATGTTGACCTCAACGCCGAGTCCGACGTCAAGTAGACCATCCTTACCGACCTGCTTCTTGAGCTCCTTGGCAAGTGCTTCAGTACTCCCCGCCCTTTCTTTGAGGGTGGGGTCTAAAAGCGCTCGAACGGAGGATTCGTTGATACCCATACGACGACCAATGGCCGTGTTGGACATCCCCTTCTCCTTGAGACGGGCCACCATCGCAACGTCAGCCTTACGCTTCTCGTTCTTAGCGATGGACTTCTGGGCTCGAAGCTGGGTGGTGGTCATTCCAAGACCCTTGGCGATCTCAGTCTCACTGAGACCCTTCGCCTTCAGATCCTTGATGGTGGAGAGGAGGTCACCAGAGTGCTGGTGCGGGTCCTGTCCAGAACCCCAAGGATAGCGCCCGGAACGGCGCTTAACACCATAGTGAGCGAGATCCATTAGGCCTCCTCTTCCTTGATCTTCTCGATAAGCTTGTCGAATTGGATGATGGTGTCCATGATAGGGGCGATATCGTCGCCCTCAGGGTTTGCTACCTGAATATCGTCATTCTGGTAGATACGGAGCTCATAGTTGATAGCCCCAGGACGCTCATCATACTCGAGGCAGAAGAGTGCCGCGTAGATCATGAGCTGATCAATCTTGGCGGGGTGAACGCCAGTCTTCAGATCGTGGATGCGAAGCATGCCCTTGTCAAAGGAGATAGCGTCAGCAGTGCCAAAGCAGTTGACCGAGTAAAACAGGACTTGCTCCGGCTCCATCCGAAACCCAATAGCATCGTTAACATAGTTGTTGAATGTCACCTTGTTTCGAGGCATGCGCATCTTCAGACGAATGTGCTCAGCGGCGAGCTCGTGAAGACGGGTTCCCTTTGCAGCAGCCTGGGCGGTTCGGAAGGTCTCGATCAGTTTGTCGGGAGAGTAGTTGAGCCAGTGATACTTACTGGCGGAAAGGAATGCGTGGGCCCCACTAAGCTGTGAGTGATTGTTGAACTTCACTGAGGATCTCGCTCTCGTTCTCAGGGTAGATGAATGCGGCATACGACATCGCATGCATGGTCCGAACGTAGTGTGCTTGATTCGGACGGACTGAGGCAATGGCGCCTCGCTTCACCTCAAGGGCCGCCCAACGATTCTTGTAGAGAAGAATCAGATCGGGTATGCCTTGAATGTAGTTGGGGTCATTTTTCAGAATAATGATCCCGGGCAGCATCTTGTTCAGCTTCTTGATAAGCTGTGCTTGGAATTGTGACTCACGCATGGTGTGCTCCTCTGGGTAAGCCTATAAGAAGGGATAGGCTTGTTTCTATCCTTCTTATCATTATATGCGTAGTTTGCGACAAGGGGTGTCACACGTATTGTAGCGGGGGTATTTTTGGAATGGGTGGGGTTTTGTTACAGATGTGACTAATGTGAAAATTCGATCGATAAACATCATCAAACATCATCAAACAGCATCACTTGAGGGGTGGGTCCAAAAAACGTGAAAAATCCCTATACTATATATATATTAAAAAATCATCATCATCAATTAATTATATTATTTCACAAAAAATTGCCCACCCCGACTTTTCGTTGCAATTCCAAGGAAAAGTCCAACAATACGTGTGACGCCGTGGACGTAAAAAATTGCCCACCCCCCATTTCGAGTCACATTAGTCACATCAGTAACACAAAAAAAGTGGCCACGTCGGCCCAAACCAAGGTGTCACACGTATTGTAACCCTCAATTTGGACCGACGTCACACGTATTCTAACCGACGAAAGCCCTCTCGTTGAACACCTTCTTCGAGCTCAGCGACCGCCGAACCGCCTCATCTATCGAGGAATGAGACTCAAGAAAGTAGTACTTCAACCGAGAATATGGCGTGTTCAATCGGTCGATCCGACCCTCGCACTGCTCCGTCACTCGCCAGGAATAGTTGAGGGACCAGAAGAGAACCGTATCGGTACTAGTACAGTTCCATCCCTCTGCTGCCGAGGTGTACTGACAGATATAGACCCATCGAGGTTCTGCTGGTATAGCATCGTGCCGATGTCCATTCCATTGCGCCGTAGGCAGTCCAAGGCTCTCTGCAACTGCAAGGATTCGATCGAGCTCATAGTTGTAATTGTAGAATACGATAACCCTCTCATTGCCTGCGAGTATGCGCTTGGCTTGCTCTGAACGCCAGTCATTATCACTGACCACCTTTCTCAAGATTCTGCAGACCCCACCTGCGTCTCTAAGGGGTTCCTCTGTCCAGGGATCCATCCTGTTCTTCACGACCCACTTATACAAGTCGCGGTCGTAGTCGCAGTAGACAGTCTCCCTCTCACGAGTCGTGTGTCGCTCCACCGGCATCTCCACAAGGATACTCCGACGAAGTCGCTGCAGCTTCGCCTCCCCTATGTATCGTTTGACCTTGGGGTATTTTGCGAAGCGGTCAAATATGACGTGATCCTCCATGAACTCCGTACGAGTCCTGAAGAATCCGTGAGCCATGAATACCGGGAGGTAGTCCATCCAGACATCTCCAGGGGTTGCTGAGAGCAGAAGCCAGGTGTTCTTACGAGTGATCTTCAAGAACTCCTTGACCCAGCGCCCACTGCCGGAAGCACGCTGCTCATCGAAAAAGAATACCGCGTGTTCTCGATCCGAGTACTTCCTGATGTTGTTCCACGAGTCCACCACAATGGATGAACCAGTGAAACTACATGCAGGATCTGTACTCAGACCGAGACGCGCAGCTTCCTCCTCCCACTCAAGGGAGTCCCGCTTCTTAGCGGTTGTGATGACATACAGCGTAGGGGAGCCCTTGACCTTCTTCTTAGCCAAGGACCCCCCTTTCTTGAACGAGGCGGCGTTACAAACCGACGTGAGGTACCACGCCAGGCTTGTCAGGGTCTTCCCCGAACCAACGCCACCCGCCAAGATGCTGCCGTTCTGCAGTTGACGCACCGCCTGGATCTGCTCAGGGCGATACGTAACTGTCATGGTTAGTGTGTTCTCCTTTCGAGACATGATCCGAAGATCCACTCGTCGAAACCGGACTCACACTCCTCAAGCAAGAACCCAGCTCGACCCTCAGCGTACTCCTCCTTGCGGAACTCTGAGTTGGACTTGAGGTAGAGGTTCTTCACCCAGAGGTTCCGTCGGTTCCCGTCACGATACTGTACAAAGTATCCATCAGGAATCCAACCGACAAAGGCAGTCCACACAAGCACGCCAGCAGAGCGCTTGAGCTGCTTCTTACCTCCAACCGGGTACATCCGGTAGCACCAGGTCCGCTTGTCAAGGGTGGGGGTCAGAAAACGACCAGTCCGCTTATTCCGAACCCGTCCGAGATCCGAGACCTCATACTTCTCGAAGGGGTGCTTGATCGTCACCCACTGCTCAGTCGCCAAAGCGAACCTTTCTATCCGCCTCCGACTCAGTACAGGAGCCGAAGATGTAGTCGTCGAATTCAGAGACGGTCTCGTCGAAGATGCGATCCTGCTCTGCGTTGTACTCATCATACCAGGCCTGCCGGTACTCCGAGTAGGACACCAGCTTGAGGTTCTCAAGACTGCAGTTGGCCATATCACCATTCAAGTGAATGACATATCGCCGTGCCCCGGGCTCTCCATGGAATGCGCGCCAGATAGTCACACCACAGCGAACCATGGTCTGCTTACCTGAATCATCACGATACAGGGAGAACCCGGGGGCTCCGTCAGAACAGCGCTGGATAGTCAGAACCCTACCTGTCGAGATATTCCGCACCCGACCGAGATCAGATGCTTCATACCTTGAGAAGGGATGGGATAACTTTCTCCAGCGTTCAGTCAATGTGCATGGCCTTGATGTGGTCGAGCAGGTACTTTTTCTCACCCGTCTCCGAGTCCGTGACGATACGGAGCTTGATGGCCGGGCGATTGTGGTAGTACCGCTTGTTCTTCTCCTCGTCCTGGAAGACGAAGAAGAGTACTCCCTTCGCGATCTCCTGAACCCTGATCAGCTTCATAGGCACACCCGAGACAGTCACATCCAGGATAGCATCGGCTCC